AATTAACCCCCCCCCCTCTAAAATCTTTGTTTTTTTTTGAAGAGGGGGGGGGGGGGGGGTTTTTTTGTCAGAAAATGAAATTAATTTTTTTTTTTTTTTATTTTTTTTTTTTTTTTTTTGTATTTATTGTCATACTCTGTTTTTAATCTAAAATAATCTTCAACGCTTTCATCATAAATATTAGAGGGGGATTTTTCTTCCATTTATAATTTAAACAGAATAATAATTTTTATGAAGAACGTCAAATCCACTATCTAATTGGGGGAGTTCTGTGATAATAAGATTTTGATCTTTTTTCTTTTTTTTCTTCATTGACTTTATTTTTTCTATAATATACATTTCTTCCTTTTTTTGTTTAGCTTTTTTTTCCTCTTCGGGCATTTTACCCCTATGTTTGTAGTAAAGTATTCCCACCAATAGTCCTACAAATAAAAATGATGCACCTATATTAAATAATCTACTGTATAATGCATTTTTTTTATCTCTGCATTGTTTTAAAATTCCACATAAAAAAGATCGCACTCCCGGTTCTGTTAGACGAGATGAATGATCCATATATATACGAAAAAAAAAAACAAAATAAATTATACACATTATTTATAATATGGCTTCACTATTAAAAGGATCGGCAGCAACAGCAATAAACGGGACATCAACTGGTGTGTTTGCGGTTATCACTTGTTTTTATATATTTCTAAAACAAAAATATGGATTTGTCTATAAAGATCCCAATAGCCCTAAAACACGAAATATACTTTTAGGAATATATTTTCTTGCTGCATTTTTTATTCAATATTATTTTAATGCTCAAGCAACAAAAAGTATATGCAACGAAACTCAAACAGGTGCCGCTTTCATGATGACTGCAATTCCCAATATATTAATGTTTGGGCTAATTATAATCATATTTAATTTTTTTCCAGGATGGAAAAGCCCATTTTCTAATACATTTGGATATGGCGCGGTTTGGCTTGGTGGTGTGAGAAAATTATTCTTGATGATGATGGAAACATCAAAGGGTGGTAATAAATTAAATCAAGAGGTGTATGATGATCCATCTTTGATGATTAATCAGATAACTCCTCGAAATTTCGATTCATTTATGGTTGAAATGACCCGCAATAAAATCATTGGACCGAATGCCGAAAAATATTTTAGCAAACTTTATAAGTTTGTTACCTTAAAGGATAGTGTATCGGAGTTGATATGGTATTTAATGGTAGGATCTCTCGTCGTCTCGGTCTCCTATAATGCGTTGTTAGACATACCATGTCAAAAAAATACGGATATGATGATGGCGGAACACATCGATTGGGCGCGTGGGCAAAATACAGCCACGCCTCCGCCGGAACCTTCGATTTATTATGAGCGTGAATAATTTAAAATCTAAATTTAGGCATTGCTAAATAATACAATACAAATAAATAACTAAAAATAGCCAAAATTAGCGCAATCAGCCAAATAGGAATCACTGTTTTTTGGCGGACACCAAGACCAAATTGTTTTAAACTGCCGTCCTCGTTGTAAATGAATCCTGGTTTGAAAGCTTGAACAAGACAAAAAACGACTATATATATGATAATAGATACAGCCGTTATATGATTTCTAATAAATGTTCGCGAGTTCATATTAAATTATCGCTATATTTATTTTTTCTGTAAGAAACCCTTATTTCAAGACTCTCCGTCGTCGTCATCGTCAGGTAAATCTGAAATATCATATGCTTCTTTCCATGATTCTTGCTCCGCCCGTCTATCTGCTTCTAAATCCATACTATATAGATTTTGATTCATAGCACTACTAATATTCATTTGGGCTAACTGCTTCGCAACCTGTGCATCTTTTTCAATCTCTTTTTGCTCTGTATCATATTGGTTTTGATCATATTCAAAAAGAGCCTTGGTCAATCCAATATTCCATTTTCCCAATTTATGCGTTTTCATTAAATCCACCACTTCACGTTCCGCTGGCGCTAAAAGACCAAGGGTCTCAGTCATCTTATTTTTCTCTTTTTCTCTCGACTTTAAGGTTTTTTCACGTATCATATCGTTATTCAAATTAAGTGTTTTCTTATGTTTTTGAAAATCTAAAAGTAATTGGGTGACAAGATCGGCAATCTTTTTGTTTAATAGTTCTAATTTACCTCCTTCTATATCCACTTCACGCATTGTTTGTTTTTTTTCTTTGGAATCAAATACAATCGTATCTCCATGGTGTATATAAGTTTGAAGTGTTGATAAATAGTAAAATAACATTAAATCATTAAACATTTTGCCTCCAAAGAGAATATTTGCATCACGTGTTCGTGCGAAAAATGGTATAACATCTACAATACGCAATATATTTTTTGTATTTGTGCGAATACGCCTCATAATTTCTATCAAGGAGGGGTCATCATAAAAACGTTGTAAGCCGGCGAATTCAGAAGATATCATTTTGCTTAGATCCATTTGATGTCTAACACTAAAGTTCCAGTGTGTTGGTATGTTTACATTTTTATAATCTACCTTATCTGTGATAATACTGGGGTATATACGGGCAATATTTAAAATATTATTGTGGAAAAAATGGGCGGAAAAAAGATGTGTTTCATCATCAGCAGCCAACCATTCATCGTCGCGACTTGATGCTCTTTCGTGCCATTCTCCTAATGTTTCCAAAATCATTTTAATTTTTTTTAATTTGGTGCCTGCTATATTAGAATGCTCGGTTATGAAATGTAAGATACCATCTCTCAATTCTGGAATAACAAGAGATAAATAGGTTTCCATTTGTTTCATAACTTCCTGATGTTCATCCTCCTGTATATCTACATAATCAAGTGTCTCTCGGTAAAAATTTAACAGGGGATCTCGGACATCTTTTTGTGCAAAATAATCTAATACCGATTCAAGTCTTGTCCGGGCACTCACAATATGTAAATTAAAATCAAGTGGGACAATATTTTTTCTTTCAACGGCGAGAAGTAATTTATAAAATTGTGACAATGAATATCGTTTGCCTTCTTGTTTTAAAATTCGCATTTTTTCTTCAAATGTATCTGTGAAAATAAATTCACTTTTATTATCAATACATATGGCTTGTAACTCTTCCCCTAAGGGGATACCACTATTAAAACGACAATAGCGAATAAATGCTTTATATATTGTTTTTTCTGTAAAATGTCCCAATACAGGAGGATATATGAGTTTTGTATCTCTCGGGTCATACAAGTATGGCGCAATTGAAATATTTCTCACGCCATCCAGTATCGTTGATAATTGAATAACTATATCATTATGCTCTTTAATAGACGGATTCTTGTCAGTAAAATATTTAATTGTTGTTTGGGGTCCTTCATTACAACACACATTTTGGAGGAAGGGTTCATCAATAGCATTCTTAAGAAGGGGGGAAGATTTATTAATAATTCTTTGAATGGTTTCCTGAATAGACAATGAATAAAGTATAATTTTACCCCGTAAAAGCGACAATTGGTCAAACTGCTCCCAACGACCCGTCTCTATACTTTTAAATAAATCGTTTATAAATGAAGGAGTAACACTTCTAATATTAGAAATTCTAATAAGATGAAGCGGTGGCAAAAAAGTTGTCCAAGCCATTACATTATGTTCTTCGGCAATTTCATCGTGTGTTGTTTTAGTTGCTAAAAACTCTTCTTTTGCACGTATTTTATCCTTAACCTCCTGTTTAACCAGTATGCGTTTAGTCAAAAACTTTTCAAGCTTTGAAACCAATGATTTAATACTTGTTCTCTTCACCTCTTCTCTCGATACTCCTTTTTTCTTCTTCATTTTAATACCCTTCCATGGCTCCCCCTCTAATTTTATTGTATAAACGATACAAGCCACATAATTTAGAAAATCCATATTCCCCCCTCCTTTAAATGGGAACCCTTTAAAAGATCGTTTGCATCCTGGAAATGTTTTTTTAATTCTCGGCGCTGGTATCATTGTTTGGACGGAAAGAATAACATAACATAAGGTCAGCGTCAGCAATGCATTATTTTTGATTCTTTCGAGTGAGTCCATTTTTTTCTTTTTTTTCGCGCGAGCTTTTAATTTCTCATAATCGGTTTTAGATGGGATGATAACCTTTAGAATATCGGTAACTCCTTTGATAATAAATTCTATCTGTGAATCCAATGGGACACTTAAAAAGCGTGCCATTGTATTAATGACATTCGCAATTAACGTTGATTCTTTAGATGCATATTTTGTAATTTCTCCAAATTTCGCTATATTTTTACCTTCGTCCTCTTCTAATAGTTCTCTCGATATTACCCGAAAGCCCTTCTCATCATATTTTTCCAATACTACATAATCTATTTTTCGTATTTCATATCCACTATATTTATCGACGATAGAATCACCAGAATCACTTAAACGCCCACGATCTCTCACCACTGTATCCAAAACGTCTTGATACCGATTTTCTTCAAAGGCATCAGCTAATAATTTATAAAAGGTTGGGATGAGGGGTATCGACAGGTCAGCATCATAATACCAATAGGGCGATTCCTGTTCATTCTCACCGCCAATACGACAAAAACGCGCAATGAACTTTTTAATATTTTGTTGTTTTTTTGGAAAATCAGCCTGTGCCAATATTAAATCACGTACCGCAGACAGTGGTGAGTGCTGTATTTCTTTGTGTTCGTATGTTGCAGCTATTTTTATTTTTTGCATATCATATTTGGTATTTTGTTGTTTATACATTGCCAATAAATCACCCAGACGTCTAGTATAAAACTCTATATTCGTCTGTAACTTTTTAGATAATATTTGTTTTGACATAGCCATATCATCTCCAAAATTATTTAAAATCTCTGCAAGTAATTTTTTTTCAATAAGAGCACGGTTAATATCAATATTATTACATTCTCCATCTATTTGCAAACATTTTTTCTGTAAATTACAAAATATGTCTGTCCAATTATCATTATCCAAGTCAGCATCCAACTCCCATTTATTATTGACCCTCTTGAAATATTTAAACCCGTCAACTTCTTCAAGTGATAACATCGCATAATCGCCATCAATAACTTCTCGTTTTCCAACGAGAAGCGCCGCCACCTCCCTCGCCGCGTTAACACTATTCATCCCTCTAACCGTTTGCA